ACCTTATCGTTTAAGAAGAAATACCGTAGTTCTTTAAGGTTGCCGTTTCTTTTGCGTCTAACCATTTTCCAAAAGCACTCATTTCTTTGTTAACCATATTTCTTTTACCGCACATGATACAAAATAGCTCTATGTGTAGCTTCTGAGAAAAAACTCTATCTACGAAAACTCTACCTCCGCATTTGCCACACCACATTATAAAGTAAATACCTTTCCATCAACTACGCATGAGTAGTCTGGTGCAATATGAATCATTTGAATATGCGGATAGTCATTTACTATATGGGCAACGGCAAATCCCTTTTGCCAATCGTGGTGCTGGCTATATTTCATTCCATCACTCTTTTCATCACACATATGTCCAATTTCATAGCCACGAAGGGTTTCTCCTTCTCCGCCGTTTCTAAGTTCATATGTTACCATATGTGAGGCAATTCTGTGTGAGTGTCCACGAATAAGGGAAACCTGTAGGTCTTCCATATCTTTTCTTACTGCGCCTGTGGCAGAAATAGAAAGTCCGTGGTGTACGTGAATATCTCCAAAGCGACGCTTTGGCAATTCATTATAATAGATGTATTCATATCCCAATGAGTCCAAGCTCCAGAGTGACTCTGGTGTAACTTCGGTAATATAATCAGGAAGCTTTGCGTCTACGTAATTAAATACTCGTATGTCGTGGTTTCCTAATGCAGAAAATAGTTGAGCATCTGGAAGCATCTCTCTTGTCTTTGCATAAAAATCTCTTGCGCCCTTTGCTTCATGTCGCATCATCGGAATAATAAGATCTTTACTATCAGTCTTATGATAATTTAAAAACTCTGCTGATCTTCCCTCTGTATACTTGCTGTAGCAGGCTTGATCGTCTGTGTCTCCGAGGTAGTCCACAACATCTGGCTTAAACCACTTCATTACTTTAAACCATAGGGCAATCATCTTATCATCTTGATACGGGAACTGCTGATCGGATGATAACATCCACTTTAAATCGTTGCTCATTTTCTACCTTAATATGTAAAAAAGTCACGGGTACGTGACTTTGATGTTACAGTAATTGTAACATATAGGTTTAGATTGTCAATACTAGGAGTGCTGAATTACCAAGAAATAAAACTGAGTACTTCCAGCGGTGTAGCCAGTCGGCTGATAAACCTTGCACATTGCTGTCGTGCTACTAACTGAGCTTTTTACAACGTGGGCTTCATTATGAGATAGTCCAGCTTCACGAACGGGGGTCAATGTAATAGATTTAGGTGCTGACGTCAGCTTAGCTCCACTATAATTAATTGTAAAGGTAGAAGTTTTTCCTGGGTTTAATTGAACCGTCCCTGAAATCCCACCAAATATTTGTGGGACAACCACAGTTCCAATAGTCGAATTATCAATTGCAATATTTGTAGTAGAGGATCCAAATTGAGGAACCTTTGCTTTTATCTCTGCAAGAGATGTTTCTAGCGCACCGAGTTTAGCGGCGTCAATAGGTTCTCCATCATTAAATGCCATTACATTTTCTCCTATGCTGGTAAAGAATCTTCATAATTCTTTATTGCTTTTTCTTTGTCTTCTTTATCTTGTGATAACTGTGTTAGCTCTGCACGTAATATTGCAATTTGTGTCTCATAGTTTGAGACAATTTCGCCAATGCGTTGTTGTAACGCAGTTATAATTAATTCGGCTTTATCTGCCATTTTAAACCCTATTCTGCTAAAGCGTTGACTGCTGTTAACTCTGTGTTAAGAGCTGTAATTTGTCCTTGGATATCTTCTATCTGGATTTGAAATGCGGTAATGCTGGATGCTACTGGGGTAGACTTTGCATTTTCCTGCAAAATGTCTATCTCTAGGTTGTACTTGGTATAAGACAGACTTTTAATATGATTGTTAATAATCTGAGCTTTTTCTTCTTTAGTTAGTTGAATTGTCATTTTTGTCCTCCTTTCATATTATAGCATTATTTTTCAAGATAGCAAGTGTTTTTCTATATTGTCTGGAAGATTAGATTCTGGGGTTACGCCTATCTGTGCAAACAGATGGTTTCTTGATTGTATGAGATACTTCATATTATCGTTTGCCGCTTTTAAATCAGGTCTCTCATCTTCCCCCTCTATGCTGGGATCTGCAATAGACCTAAGTATATTATTAATATCTATCATCGCAGACCTTTGCAAATCTTCAATTACTCTAATTTGGCCTATTACTTCTTTTTCTAATTCAGTAAACATCATTCTCCTTATGCTGGGTTAACGTTGGTTGAGTTTTCTGTATATGCACCCTCATCGGAGCTTCCTACCGTGTACCTATAAACAGAATAATTAGAGTCATACGAAACTCCCTGTACTCCAAACCTGTAGGATGTTCCAGTAAGCGAGGTATAAATATCAGATTTTGGAGTTTCGGAATATAGAGAGTGTTTTGCAGTTGCTCCAGAAGATGTATTTCTAATTCTTGTGTTCCACCACTGAAATGTTCCTCCAGATCTTGTGCTTGTCCAAGTTCCAGTTATCTGCCTTGTTGCTGTTTTTGAAGCAGACACTGTGCCAATTGTAAAAGTTGCAGGAGCAGGTGCAGCTGAAGTTGTTAAGCTATAGTTTGCGGAAGCCGTATTGTTAGTAGATGATGTTACAGTAACTGTTCCTGTATAAGTAGTTGAAGCAGTAAGTCCAGTTTTAGAAATAGAAGTACCAGTTGTTCCAGTTCCACTAAATGTTCCAGTTGCACTAAAGCTTGCTTGATTTGTAGATGTCCAGTTAATTGTACCTGTAGATGCAGAAACTCCAGAGTTTGCGGCCATTGTTATAGTTGGTATTACAGCTGAATCAGTAGTTGTTATACTATAGTTAGCTGATGCAGTATGGCCAGTGGATGATGTAACGGTAACAGTTCCAGTATAGGTAGTTAAAGCAGACAGACCTGTTTTTGATATTGACGTTCCAGTTGTTCCAGTTGCACTAAATGTTCCAGTGGAGCTAAAACTTGCCTGGTTTGTTGATGTCCAGTTGATTGTACCTGCTGAAGGTGATATGCCAGTATTTCCGCCCATTGTTATTGTTGGTATTACTGGCGGAGTGGTCATGTTGAAAGCAATACCATTACTCCAGGCACTTGCTACACTAGAAGGGCCAACAGAGGTGTCTGTTTCTGTTTGGACAGACCTAACATACATGTACTGTGTTGCTGTTGATGATGGTCCAGTAGGATCTATTAAAGGGCTAAATGAACGAGTAGCATCTGGCGTGACAGCAGTTGTTGGGGCTGTTGCTGTACCCCACCAAAACATTTGATAGAAGGGGCCAGAGCCTCCAGTAAAGTTAGCAGAAACTGAACCTCCTGTATCGCTTACGGATACAGAGTTTAACGTAGGTGCACTTAATACAGGAGCCTGCTGATTTGCGGAAGTCACTACTGATGTAAAGCTATCGTCTATTTCTGAAGATGAAATATTTTTCCATAATGTATCTGCTATTGGAGTCCAAGTAAACGCCGATTGGCTGCCAGTAGCTCCATTAAAATATGATCTTAAAACTGATCCTGCTCCCCAAGCATATGGTCCAGGAATTCCAGCATATCCAGTAAATCCGCTACTATAATAACCTGGACCCTCTGTTTGAATCGGAACTGAAGATCCTTTTCTTGCTATATAAATATCACAATAAGGCTGTCCTGTATAAAATTTAATTTGGTAATCTACTGCATTTGCTGCTGCTCTTACTAATGGTGATTGATAATTATAAGATCTAAAGTATAAATAATAATTACTGCTATCAGAATATTCTTGAAGCCTATATTGAACTAAATCATTACTATATATATTTATAATTCTTCCAGACCCTGGGCTTGCAGCAGTACTTCCGCCACTGTCTAATCCTATATATCCATTGGAACCAACATATAAAGTATTGCCAAAACTAAAGGCATATGTTGATGTGACGGTTCCAGATGACGTGTATCCAGTTGTATCAGACCCACCGCTGTTTGTTCCAGTAACTCGTACCCTAATTACTTTACCTAAATCACCAGGAACTATTGTATACGCATTGCTATTAGTTGAATTAAATGCAGTAGACTGTCTAATTGTTCCATCTGAGTAGCTCCACTCATACTCAAAAGTGGACGGAGAAGTATCTCCAGTTATTGTTGTCGTGCCTTTCCAAGTTCCTATTTGCTCAAATGCTGTTAGCGTTCCTCCAACTATAGCCACTCCAGAAAGACTATACGTGCTTAAAGCAACTGGTGTATATTTTGTTATTAAATATTCATATGATTGTGCTGTTGTTGACCCACTTAAATTTGTTGCTGTAACTCTTACGCAAACAAATTTATTATCATCTGAATCAGTTGTAGTATATGTTGAAGATGTAGCACCAGATATAGCACTAAAAGCTCCAGCTACTCCATTAATATTGCTTGCCCTTTGCCATTGTCTTGCATAGCTATTTGTTCCATTGGGAGACGTCCACGAACCAAGCGATCCCGTTAGCGTTCCATATAATTTTGTACTTCCAGTGACGTCGGGTGGGACAGTATTTGCTGGTACTAAAATTCTTGTAAACACTCTTGTCCATGTGGTTGATCCAGTTTTAACCCAGGCTCCCAACAGTTCAGTCCATGTTGTGCTACCTGTTTTAACAAAAATAGAATTAATTTTTGTCCAGGCAGCGCTTCCAGTTTTCGTAAATACAGTCATACTATCAACTCGTACTAAAGTAAATATCGCCCAAATTCCCAGTTATTGCGGAATTTATTGCTGCAGACGTTCCAGCAGAACCATACCAAAGAGCTCTTCCATTCATCAATTCTCCATAAAATCCTACAACAACAGTAGAGTAGCTATAAGCATTTGATACATGTTGACTAGGTGCTCGAAATTCTGCAGCATCTAAATTTAACATATTGTATCCACGTCCTCTGTATCCATCACCTGTATTTACTGGATTAACAGTAAAATTTAATGAGTTAGTTGGTGAGCCAAGTGCTGTTGTAAGGGTTGACCCCTGACCTATCCATACACGTCCATCTAGCCCAAGCTGCATAAACCCATTATTGTTTGCCACGTTCATGGAAAAACCTTTTGCTGATTCTACATATAGGCCTGTAGTAGTTGACAACATTCCTCCATCAATTGTAAGTGTACCAAATACAGAAGATCCCGTAACATCCATAAATGATCCTGTGCTTGTTACCTTTGAAGATGTAATTGTTGCTCCAGTAATTGTAGATCCTGAAGTAATTGATCCTCTTATCGTCAAGATTCCTGCAGGTGTTAGTTTAAATGATGGACCAGTTATAGAGTTGATTGTAATGTCTGGCCCGACAATGCCCTCTACTGGATCAATTGTTATTGCTTCTGTTCCCCCGCTAGGAACCCCGCTTGCAAATGTAGCTCCAGTTACAAGGGCAATCTTTGGAGTAGCGGGGTTAAGAGATATATAAGATCTGTTAGATCCGTCTGCAGCAGAGCTTCTTAATTGTGTACTATTAATTGTCCATCCGCCAATTGTTCCGCCATTTGCAGTTATTAATCCAGTAGAGGATATGCTAAAGTTGGTTGCAGATAAACCTGATGAGTTTAATGTAATGCCACCAATTGTTCCACTTGTTCCAGTAATATCTAAACCTTGAAGGTCTGTGTTTGCTGCTATTGCGTTTGCTGTAATGTTTCCCTGTACCGCTAATGTACCGCCAGCAAATGTCAATTTTCCTTCAGCAAGTCTAAATGTTCCATCTGACTTTATGTAATCACTGTTTGCTGCTGTTCCGCTACTATTAATTACAATACCAGTTATACCGCTTGCGCCTGATTGCAATACGTTTGATAATCTATAAGGAACTTGATATCCAATTCCAATAAATGCAGAGTTAGTCGCACCTGACAATACATAGCTAGAAAATGTACTTGGTCCAGTTACATCTATTGTTCCTTTAATACTTAATGCAGGTGTTGCTAAATTACCACTCCACGTTAATTTGTCTCCCAATGAAAATCTTCCGTAGTTGTCTGCATAAAATGGTGTACCCGAGTTGTTGTAAAGCCCTACAGCATCACTTCCGCTAGTTTCTGGCCCACCAATATAAATTCTTCCGTAAGTGGGAAGCAGGTCTACGGTTTTTGTATAGGCACTTAAATGAATATCTTTGCCACCACTTGTTCCACCAACTTGAAGTTGGTTTGATGCTAATATAAAATCGCCTTTTAAATCTGGGTTATCAATTGCTGAAGGTACTAATGGTCCATAAACTGCTGTTGTAGTTCCAGCCACGGGGGCGCTTCCTGCTGTATATGGCTGTACTGTAACCCAATACTGTATTCCTGTTGTTAGTCCAGAAAAGGAAGCTTGATTGCTCCAAGCTTTTCTAGTTTCAATAGCGCCAAGGGCAACCGCTTGTGCGCCAGTTCCAGTTGCAGCATTATTTGTATATAACTTTACTTCGTAATAGCCACCGCTTGTTACAAGAGATGCATTACTTGATGGGTCTGACCACGAAACTAAAATACTTTTTGGTGCACCACTTGCAGAAATAGTAACTGCTCCAGGAACTAATATTGATCCAGGTATTGTGACTGGATAATTTGATGCGGGTGCAACCCAGGCAGAAGCATTGTTAAATTGATTAAATGATCTTACTTTAAAATAATAAGATTGTCCTACAAACAATCCTTCAACTTTGGTTGATGTTCCGTCTGCTGGAATTACTCTAACTGGATCGGTTGTTCCAGGGTTGCTTGTCCATAAACCAATAGAGTGTCCTTTTGATCCACTGCCTGCAACAAAGCTTACGTTTGCATATCCAGTTCTATTTAAAGGATCTGATGGCTCATTAAATCCTGCTACAACAATTGATGTAGGGGCTCCAGGTATAACTGTTGTATCTACTGAACTTGCAGAAACTGTAATTGTAAAAGCATTAGTTGGATCTCCATTAACTCCTGACGGAGTTACCGCTATAAGAACAACTTGATATGACCCAGGCTCTGTAATTGAAATTGTTTTTGTTCCAGCGGCAAAAAATGAATCAACAACTTTTCCAGTTCCGTAGGTTGTTCCTCCTATAACATAAATGTCTACACGCTTTGTATTTGCTGGAAATGCAGAAAGAGTTACTGGAATGTTTCCTGTTGATGTTGCAGGTACTGTTGCTGATGGGGCTCCAGGAACACCTTCTGTTGGTGTATTTATCTGATAGCCTGGAGACCAATCGCTTTTAGTATCATCTTCAAAAACCCATTGAAACTTAAATGAATAAGTCTTGTCAATTTTTAATCCAGTTACTTTACGAAGAAAGTAATTAGTATCACTACTAGTTACTGGAACAATGGCTAGGTCTTTTAATGCGTCTGACATTTAAAACTCCAGCGCTAGCTTATATTCTATATCTACTTGTCTTCCAGAAACTTTTGTTAGGATGTCTGCTCCAGTTAGAACTGATCTACTAATTAAGCCAAAGTAGGGATCAAAGGTGTCTTCGTCATTAATTCTAATGCTGTCTAAGTATACAATTGTACTTCCGCCAGATCCTGCCGTGACTTCTACTCCAACCTTAACAATAGAAGTAAGATCTGGTGGTGTTGCCGTTGTGTTGCTAAATAAATTATTTAAGGTTAATGATGTTATCTTATCTCCAGTTCCAGACTCTGGGGTAAAATCAACCCAACAATGTGAGGAATCAGAGCTATAAAACTTTACTCTAATTTTTGATAAGTTTGTATCCATTTTCTTGTATGCAATTGCTATACTATCATTTACGCTATATCCCGATATGTCATAGAATGTTTGTGAATTGGTGTACTCTTTTGATCCACTTGCAACCGCCCTAATGCCAATCATATTCTCTCCGATTTTAGATTGAAATGATTCTGAATTAAAAGTTGTTTCAGGATTAAATGATCCGTCTGTCCAATTTAAATTATTATCAAATGAAGTTATAAACTGACTATCAAAACTATTAGTAGATTTTCTTGCTCCTGGATACAAACCAATTTCAGATATTACACCTGAGATATCCTGCGGTATAGTTGCAGAAAATATTGCTGAATAAGAAGAAGCGTATCCGCCAGATGTGTAATTCCCAGTTGAAGAAGATGCAATTGTAAATTGAGAATTTGATGCAGATGTAACTATTGCTGATGAAACATTATATTGTGTGGGAACGACTCCTGTTATTTTAACTGTCTGTCCTGGGCTGAAATTATTTTGTGCAGTATAAGTTACAGCCAATCCTGTAGATAAAAGACCTGTTATATCTGCAGACCTAATATCAATGCTGCTTAATGTTGCTGGCAATCTATAAAACTCAAACTCTAGTCTAGTGTCATTGCCAAATTGATTTACAGCAGAGCTTCCTATTCCTAGTGCTAGGTCTTTTGTTGTAAAATCAACTAGTCCCGCTAGGTGGCTTGTTAAAAATCTTTTACCAAACTTTGTTATCATAATAGCTCCACTCTTGCATTGATGGCCTTTAACTTTTGACCACTTGAATTTTTAATTTTAAATACTACTTGAACTGATGGATTTCCTGCTGCATCATATACAACATCTTTTGATACCACCTGTATGTCTGAAAGAGATGGAGCCCCTGGAACTTCTGTAGGCTTTGTTCCATCTGCCGCTGCCGCTGCCGCTGCTGCTTCTTCTACAACAACCGTAGTGCCATCTACTTCGTTATAACTAATATCTCCTGAAGAAAGATACATTGCTCCAATTGTATTACCAGGTATTACTTTTTTATAGTTTGGCCCCAAATCATTGTTTTCTGGAGAGTTTGAGTATAGAGCAATGGGTGCGTCTGCCGTGACGCTGGTTGTAGATACTCTTTTAGTTACCATATTTTTATTATACCATTTACAGACTACAATGTCCTAGCTGTAATTGATGTCTCCAATCCATCCATAAATGAATTACTTACATTCATAACAACAAATTTCTGCGTTCCGTCAAGCCCATTTGAAGGATAATTAATTGTTATAATGTCTCCAACTGAGACAAGAGGGTTTCCAAATACCTGCATATTTATAACAGACTGCTGCTTTGACCATAAGGTCTTAATCCAGTTAGACACTGCTTTGGCATCATCTTCTTTTTGTATCCACGAGGACTGAAATATTACTGGTTCTGGGTTTGAATACTCATTTACAGTTTTGTCTGTATACTCATGTTGACCCGATGTAACTACGTAGTTACCAATAACACTAAATGAGTGCAGTGATGAGTCATCTAAAGGTACCCAGGTTCCAGCGTTATTTACTAGGTAGACCTCCGCACCAAACGACGTAAGTCTGGATCCTAGTACGTTGACAAATTTATTTATTCCTAAGCTTGGGTAGAGGGGATATCCTGGCCTAGACTCATACTTAATACTAACTTTTCTAAGCTCTCTAGCAACTGTGCCAAACTCTTCTAGCTTTCCATTTGTAAGACTTGTTTTATTAAAATTACTTAAAACCTTTTCTCCGTATAAAAAGCTTAGCATCGTATCATTAAATTGACCATTATATACATTTTGTAATACTCCTGAGTTATATTGAGCTTCCTCAAGAGGCATAGCATAAACATAATCATAATATGCTGATCCTGTAGTGGCACACATAGATACATTAGGTGTTATAGGAAGAACCTTATCTAAAGGGTCTGTACTTGTAGCAGATGTAACATCTGTTGCTGTTATTTTAAAGTTGTTAATATAAACATCAATTACTCTTACCCCAGTGTCGCATTTTACCTTTATGTCTACTTTATAAGATGTTGCGCCTAAGATTCCAGTAAGGGTTTTTGAAATACCCTTTTGGCTGTCATTAAGCTTTTTAACTCTACCATTAACTACTTTTATAATTTTTACTTCTTTATCATCAGTTTTATTCATGTTAGAAGTTGTTTGCATAAGAACGTAGTATCCTGACATTCCTAATAAATCTGTAAAAAATCCCATACCGCCAGATGCGCTTACATCAGAAATACTGCTTTGAAAAAACATCCCTGTTCCAAAGGTGTAGTGCGAATAAGATGTTGAAATTTCAAAATTCTTTGCTGCTATTGAAAATGCAGCAGGATCTTTTGAATTATTTGTAACTCTAAATAAAGATTTTTCAACTTGTCTATTTCCGCTAACTGCTGATGAAGACCCAGTAACATACTGTACTGGTGCCACTGGCTCATCTGAACCAGTATCTGCCGAAGCTGTGTTGTCTACTTTAACTCCGCTTGTCCCTGTAGATGCTGTACCTGTGGTTGTGGCTGTTCCTGTAGATCCTGGTGGAATTAAAACTGTTGTTGGAGTAGAAACAACTCCTGTAAGTGGATTATATGCTGGCATAGTAAATCTATCTGTAATATAGGGACCAGTTACTCCAGTAAATGAAGCTCCGCTATATGCTCTTACTCTAATACTATACGTAGCTCCTGGAACTAATCCGCTTTTTGTTATTGTAGTTTGTCCTGAAGCAGAAGTGACTACGTCTGATCCTGTAGGAAAAACAAAATCTGGATCATTAATATTAAACATAGAAGCTGATCCGCCAAAGCTTCCTGGTGTTGAAACTGGATGTTTAATAATAATTTTTATTGATGTTAAAGATACAGTCTCTATACTTATCCACGGAATTGTATAGTCTGCTGGAACTGGAGCGGTTGGAGTTGCATCGGGCCCTCCGCCATCTGTCATTAAATTAAAAAACCGTACCATTATACTGACCACTTAACTTCATAACCGCTCCATGAATTTAATATGGTTGAGGCTGCGGCATAATGATTTGCAGGTGTTGTGTTAAATGCACCTCTTGCTTTAATTCTATATTTTCCAGTAGGCTGGTAGTTTGCAGAACCGACATTTGAAAGTCCTAGATATTTTAATACATCTGACTCTGTTGTTATCCATACCTCTGTCTTGACGCCATTGTAAACATATTCATATTGAATTGCATCATACTCTATAATTTCTGAATCAATTACAAGGTATCCGTTATACTCGTATAGAACTCTTTTGCTTTCGTAGCTATTTACTGTAATTGGAGAAAGATTTATATATCCGCCTTCCCCGATAGACACTGGAAGATCTTGATCAAGTGATAGGGCTCCCATTGAAGTATTGCCCGACTTCCACAGTGGCTGAGAGTTTCCAGTAAACTCTGAAGTGGTTACGCTATTCCATAGCACTTTGACCTGATTTGCACTCGCTAATTCATTCTTAGAAAAAGAAATTATATTAGGAAGATTAGATCCATCTGCGTTATATCTAAATGACCAGTCTACGTCTTTTGCTGAAGAGAACATATAGTCTCTTGTGTAAAACTGAAGCACATTGTTTTCATCAAATATAGCTGTCATTTGAGAATCTCTGCAAAGCTCTTGTATGGCATTCCACACAGGCTTACTGTCATCTGTCCACCAGAACTTTGGAGTAAATATTGAAGTGTCTGTTGCAGACATATTAAATTTATAGTTTGTAAAACCTACCGTATCAAGCAGTCTTCTTAATATTGCAGTTGTTGAATATCCTTCACAAATAATACTTGGTGCAATTACTTCTTGCAAAATTTTCGCTCCATCAAGTGCCGTTAAAGATATCTCTCCATATTCTGAGGAAGACCAGTTGTCTAGATAGAACACACCTTGATTAATTTTTTCATAAGTCTGGTCAGAATTATATAACTTGTAGTATGGGTTTAATTCAATCTGCTTGTATAGATAAATCTTAGAGGCATCAAAAGTAAATGTTTTATCAAAGGAAATTATTTTACGTGTGGTTTCGTAGGACACAAGACCTAAAGATAAAGAGTTTGCTGAAACCTTCCCGATTGGTAGGATATCTTCTGAGCTTGTAGATGATTCTTTTGATATAGACATATCTGAAATAGCATCTGATATATCAACTACCCATTTAGGACAAAGCTCAATAACACCAATATACTTGCCTGCAACTCCTGCTGTGGTTAGCTTTAATGTGGTTATGCTTACTGGAGCACCTAGCACCGCTGGCTCTGTAGTCACCCATGCAGTTCCGTTATAATAAATAGTCAAAGTTCCAGCATCATATGTTCCAGCACCGAATGCTTTTATCTGTGAACTTGTTCCTTGTGCAACAGATGATCCATTTAAAAGTATGTTCCAGGTTCCTGGAGTTGAATGTGATATCTCAAATCTTGCAACTACTTTATTTGTTAATACTGCTTTTGGATATGTAATGGTTAAATCTACACCCGTGCTAATTGCGCTTAGCCAGTACTTGTAATATGTGTCTGCACCTGGGTAATATGTTCTATAGTTTAATGGGTATGTGCTAGCTCTTGGATCTCTATATGTTCCAGACCCAATATCTCCTGTGATTCCATATTTAACTCCCGCTCCAATTGGTCGGTTAGCCTTGATGATTGAATCTATGGGGAATAACTTTTTAAAAGGCTTACTTCCGTCTGGCTTAACAATATCTGCGCCAGTGACGACGATGTTATCTACAAGTCTATTCATATTATACTCAACAGTACAACCTATATTTAAATTTAGATTTGTGCTTTGCTCAAGCTTTGTTTTGGCTGCAGGGCTTGCATATACTGGCATTATACTTCATCCATGCTCAGGGATACGTTCCAATGTGGCTGTAAGCCTCTTTTGGCAATTGCAAAGCTGCAGTCTGTAATAACAACTGTATACTCTTCGTACCCAGATGACTCTTGAGAGACTCCATTTTTTGCTATGTTTAATCTAATTTTAAAACTACCTTGTCCCTGTTCTCCTAGGTAGAATGATCTTAAGTCTTCTGCTCCCCATGCACCGTCCACGGTCAGAGTTCTATATGATGGAAGCATGTCCCAGGATGTTGAAAACTTCCTTTTGTCTTTAATAAAATTCTTTCTTAAAGTTCCGTTTGATGTCCTTACCACCTTTTCAATTCTTTCAACATCAATGCTAAAGTCTGTACGGTTGTGCTCGGTAACCTTATTAAATTGATTTACAGTTCCTGCGGGAGTTGCTAAAAGATCCTTAGCCTCTATGCTAAAGATTGAACCTCTTGGTAATGTTAATGGCATTAAGATTGTCCCCCAACTAATCTAGATCTTCCTTCTTTTGCATGAACCAAAGCCATCTCTGTCTTAAATCTTCTCATTACATCATCTGCTGTTACGTTAGTTCCATTAAGAGCAATATTAATTGAATAAGAGTTATTGTTATAAGAGCTATTTGCCCCGCCGCTCATTCCAGTAACTTGACCGCTTGCAATATTATACTTAGGCATAGTGTCCGCATTTGGATAAACTACTCCACTTACCTTTGGAGTGAAAGGTATAAAGCCTTCTTCTTGTACTCCCAATGCATTAATTCTATCATTTACTCCATAGGTTTGTCCAGCAACAACGGGACCGCCGCCCCATTTCTTTACAAGAACAGCTTCGTTGCCTTTACCGTTGTACCAGGCTTTCTTCTTTACATTATATGTATTGCCTTGGAATTCAAATGAATCTCCATCTTTAAATCCATACTTTGCTATAATAGCATTTCTTACGCCCTCTTCAAGAGATCCGTCGTCTTTTGTTTGATCTTTTAAATAAATAGAAGAGTTTCCTTGGTTTGCTTTTATTGCAGCAGTAACATCTGCTTGCTCAATCTTTTTACTCTTGCTTACTGTCCCGCCCATTGCTTCCACAACCATTTTAAGGTTTGCTCCGCCTGTAATGTCTTTTCCTAGCTTGTCAAAGTTTGCTTTTGCTCCAACTGATATTTCGCTAACTAATTTAGCAAAAGCCTGATTGCCTTCTCCTGGAGCATTTGGAAAAGATCCAACTCCAGGGACGTTTGTTACTCCGCCTCCAAGCTTTCCTTTATTTGTTTTTGAATCAACGTATTCTGGGAATGCCTGCTGAACAATATCAGAAGATTTTTCAAGTGTAGCAACTATAGTTTGAAGTCTTCCATCAAGAGCTTTCTGCCCCTCTGCTTTTTTAGTTGGATCTTTAAGCTTATCATTTTCAATTTTATCTATAGCTAGCTGGGCAAGAAGTGACTTAATACTATTTATTTCTCCAAGTGTCTCTGTTGCTGAAGCGCCTGTATTTTGTGCCTTAGTAACTGCTGCAGCCGCTGCATCTTTCTTTGCTTGATCTGCATCAAGGATAGCTTGAATTTTTGCTTCTTCTTTTTTAGCATTAGCATCAATTTTATCTTCAGCCTTCTTTAACTGAGTTTCTTTCGTAAGCTGAGCAATTGCAATGTTTGCAGCTTCATAAGCATCTCTGTCTCCACGTGCTAGTGCGGCTTGGGCTTCTAACTTAAGCTTTTGTAGCTCAAGCTCAGTATTTTCAGTTTCTACAGTATCTCTTAAGGCCTTCTTTTTTGCATCAGCACGATCACGGATAGCTTTAATCTCATCTTGGTATCCTTTAATTCTAGCCTTGTTTAATCCAGCTTCGGTATTTGAATACTTCTTTATTGCTTTTTCGCCTTCTTTAATGCTTGTAGTTAACTTGCCTGTTGCCTCATTTGCTTTACCTAATGCTCCAGTTGTATTTTCATTTGATGTTGAAGCAGATGCTGCCATCGAAAGTGCTTGTTGATAGGCTGCAATTCCCATTGCTTGTTCAGATGTTATATTCTTAAGATCAATATTAACTCCAGCCAGAAGCACTCTCCACTTGGCATACATTCCTGCAACAGTATCTGTGCTCTTTAATATTGCAGCAAGTTCAGGTCTTTCTTTCTTTAGGTTAGCAAGAGCTTTTTCTCCTAGTTGAGTATAGTCTGCACCGAGTTTGACAAGCTTTTCCCATTGCATTGTCATTGCCATAGACTCATCAATTGTATTTCCCTGTGCATCTTTTGTTCCTACAAGTGCAGCTGTTGCTGCATCTAGGCTTGATATTACGGTATCAATATTTGATGCAAATGCCTTTGGATCAACGTTTTCAATATCTGCAAGACTATCAATTAAGTTTTTAACGATAGCAGAAGCAGCGCTTCCCTTGTCTGTTATTGCAGTAAATCCTGTGCTAGTTATAGCACCAAGTCCTGCTCCAGCTTTATTTGATGCTTCTATAATTGCATAAATTTTATTTGTTGCATCTTGTGCAGACATACCTGCAGATACAAATTGTGCCTTTAGGTTTGCAGCAAGATCATTTACCTTGCTTGAATCTATACTATTAAATGTTCCTAGCAACTCTGGCATAGTTTCTTTTGCAGTTTTCTTTAATTCTTTTAGTTGTGCAATTGTTAATGTGAGCCCTTGTACTCCAGAACCAGTCATTGATTCGTATGCGGATATACCTTGTTGTTGTTGAAGCTTAAACTGCTCTCTTACATCCTTAATTGAGTTTGCTACATTCTTATAGCTAATTCCTGCTTCTTTAGCACCCTTTTCAGTAATGCCGTTTAACATTACATGTTCTCTTTGAGTCTCTTCTACTTCTTTGCGCCACTTCTTATAAGCAAATACAGCAAGTCCAACTGCAGTAACAACTGCACCAACTGGACCAACTCTAAATAATAGACCCATTGCTTTACCAGCAATATTTGCTATTCCAGAAAGTGTTCTTAAATTTGTCATCAGCTTGCCAATTAGTGGCATAATCTTTTGTAGAGGAAGCCAAGGAAGAATATTTGCAGCCATTGTTACTCCAGTACCAACGTTGCCGCCTATAGATTGTCCTAGCATTGATCCGCCCATCATCATTCCCATTTGAGCACCGATGCCCATTCCGCCGCCTTCTGGGCGATTTAGCATTCCTTGTCCAACAAACCCCTTGCTAGATTGAGATTTAAATCCAGAAAGAAAGCCGCCATTCTTAAAGCGTGGGATATCCATTCCTCCAACCAGACCGCCGTTCTTGTATCCAACTAATCCGCCGTCTTTGTGTCCTCTCATCCATTTTTGATTCAAAGCAATTGATCTTGGATCTGGTGCAAGTGGTGCACGACTTAGTTTGTTTTTTACCATGCTCATTAAGAAATTCATTTTTGAAATTGGTCGTGCCACACCCATATGACCTTTTTGAGTTTTAAATACTTGAGATATAGTATTGCCCTTACCCAACTTACCTGTATATTTATTTGAGGGCTCTTCGTCGTACAGGTCTTGTATTAAACTAAAATGTCTTTGGTTTGAATCTTTAGAGAATCCACTTCCAGTACCAATAATTTCTCTGGGTAGCTTGACGCCATCAAATCCAACTTGGCGCATTGTTCCTTTTTCAAAACCTTTACCTGAAGATAGTCTTTGATGACCCAGGAACATAAGTTCTTCTGCCAGAGAAACTTGTCTGCCTATTGCTGGACTTAATCTTTTAACATCCTTTAAATATTTAGTTATAGTAGATGAAGCCACTTTGTCGTAATATAGCTTATTAATTGTAGCAGATCCTTTTGCAGAAAAAGTTCTTTGCAGTTCTGCATGTGCACCGTTAAGTGCAATTTTTAATTCATTCTTATCGTAACCTAATCTTGTTCCTTGATCATAAAAAACGCCCATTGGGTGCAGGCCACGAGAATAAAGGTTCTGCATATCATTTGCAATCGATATTCCAGTTGGTACCACTTTTCCTTTTGCCTTGCCTTCAAGACCTTGATTTATTTCAGTTCCTTGATGTGTCATAAAGGCAGACAGGAATGGTCTTGTATTGTCTGGGTTATCATTTATTGCTTGAAGAATTGGAAGGGTTTCTGCATTTACTGATCCCGCTTTAACAATAAACTCTCCATTAGAAACCCTTGCAATAATTGAATCAGATGTTCCAGTTCCTGGACCACTAACTGGGCCTCCTGTATTAAACTTCTTTGGCATTGTTGTTTCAATGCTATAAGGTGCACCAAATGTTTTAACTCCGAGGCCGCCTGCAATTTTATTAAGAAGCCCTCTTGTTCTTCCTGGACGAGCAAGCTCTTTCATATTTGACTTTCCTGCTCTGTCTACAACAGGCTGGCTTAGTAGTGGAACTGAAGTCAAAGCAATAGATCTTCCTTGCTGTCCTGCAATGTCTGTAGCAGCAGCTCCCATAGCAGCTTCAATTTGTGCATTCAATGCAATAATTTTTGCTCTTGCTTGATCTATTGTTATTTTACTTGCTTGTAATTGAGCAACAATTTCTGCTGACTCAAGGGCTGCTCGTTGTGTTAGCTTTGTCATTTCTGGCAACAAAGCTTGATACGAAGCAGAAAGCTCGTGTGTAATTAATCCTGTTCTAGAAACTTCTGTTTTCAATGCTTTTATTTCTGTTTCTGATTGCATTGCAAGTGCGCCTGTCATTGCATGCCACTTAGCAGCTTCGGCTGCAACTACTCCAGTTGAAGCTTTTCCAATTCTTGTAAGACCCTGTACTTCTGGTAAATCTGCATTTGCATAAATCTGTGGGTTATTACCTATTGTCTGATTAACTCTTGGTGCTCCAGGTACCACTCCAAATATTGTTTGGCCAGTCTTTTGATCTGCCGTCATTCCGCCAACTGGGTTCATGTGAGACATTGATCTTGTATCTGTTGGACTTAGCATTGGGTGGTTTGGATTAACTACTCTTCCAGTGACACCGTTTACAAAATTATTTAAAGCAGGAGCTACTGATATTGCCCCTGATTGCGCCTTAGATTGCAATACAGTAAACTCTGCTACCAATCCTTCAATTGCTGTTTTTAATACTGTTGCTGCTTGTGCATCACTGTAAAATGTTTTTTCAACAAGGCTTCCTGCTTTTTGTGCAGCAAGAATTTCTGGAGTAAGCATCTTCCAGCCTTCTCCACCTTTAAACAAGGCTTTAAAGTGAGAAACTCCTTTTATAACGTAGCCGAAGAAGTTAGCGAGAACACCAGTCAACATAATAACTGGACCGATTACTGCGGTTAATCCCCCAGCAAAAGTTAAGATCTGCTTAATAGGCTTTGGAAGTTTGGTTGTAAAATCAATAATTCCGTCTACAACATTGATAAAGAATGTTTGTACCTTAAGGAACTCTTCTCCTATTCCAGCCAGGTCTGCCTTTAGCCCTTCTATTGCTCTTCTGTACTTTCCAGAAGCAGATTCTGTTACCATTGATAATTCTCGGTCAGCAACATCGGCTAGCTCTTGAGAACTTGCTTTCATTAAATCCATTACCTGAAGAGTCTGACTTCCTTGCTTACCTAAGTTTGCAAACAAAGCATTAAGTCTAGAGAACTGGAACTTACCAAACAACTGCTCAATTGCCTGCTGCTTTTGTAATGGGTCTAGGTTATCTAGTGCGGCCTGAAGAGCCGTTATTGTTCCTGTTAAGTTTCCAGCATTTTTTGTTACAATTCCACCGAGATCAATTCCCATTTCAAAAAACTTTTCTTTTGCTACTTTTGTAGGATTAATTAAAGATGCTAGTGCTGATTTAAGAGCATTGGCTCCTTCTGAAGCATTAATTCCACCTTCCTTCATTGCAGTTAAGTACAAGGCTAAGTCTTGTACGCTTCCGCCTAATCCTTGAATAACTGGACCAGCTTTTGGAATTGCTTCCACTAAGTCATTAAGAGTTGTTGATGTTTGGTTTTCAACTGAGTTAAGGAAGTTAATCGACTCAGAAAGCTGATCAGTGTTTTGCTTAAATGTTGTTTGAATTGCCAGTGTAGCCTTCATGGCTTCTTGTCTATCTACTTCACCAAGAACCGCAAGTCTGCTTGTTTCTTTGACTGAAGACAAAAGCTCATCGCCTTCTTTACCTGTTGCTGCTATATCTGCTGCAAGTGTAATTGTATCTTTAAATGAAACTCCATAAGCTTTTGAAATTTCTTTAGCGGTTGCTGAAACTTCAGTTCTTATCTTAGATAATTCTGCTGATGATGTTGCTGCCACTCCGCCATAAACCTTTGTAAGTCTGACTAGCTCTGCGTCTGCCATTCTAAATGCATCTGCTGCTGCCTTACCAAATGCCGCTAAGGGTACTGTCAACCCTACTGTTAGCTGACGTCCTGCCCATTGAGTATTCTTACCCCAGTTAATAAGTTGGACTCCGCCGTCTTGAACAACCTTATTTAATATCTGAAGCTCTTGTCTTGCTATGGCTGTTTTATTTTTTATATTATCTAGGCCTTGTGGAACCTGTACGTTAAACTGCATAAGCCCTTGGGCGTTTTTACCCAAGGGTTGTATGATGGCATTTTGTAGTGCTACTTGTTGCTTAGCAAGATCTCTAACGATTCCGCCTGAAGTTTTTGTATGTTCTTGAAACGTTCTAAAGTAGTCTCTTAGCTTAAGCTTTCCGCCATCAAGACTCTTACCAAACTTTTCAGTATCTGAAGTTAGTGTAACAAAGTGTGTAGAAAACTGTCCAGTTCTTCTCAAATTTTCTGAGAAGGATCTGTTCATTACCGCAACTTGATTTGCAAGCTTTGCGTCTGAAGCAATTAACTGAGCTTGTAGTTTAGATAGTGAGGCTGTGACCTTATTGACATCTGCAATAAGACCTGAAAAATCAGCATTGGCAACTATATTAGTTACAATATTTTCATTAGCCATTTATCTATACATTACTCCTTTGAATAACCTAAACCAGCTCCGATTCCAAATCCTGCACTTGCTGCTAATGGACCTTGTAATGAAAGTATATCATCACCTGATGCATTAATACCTAATGCTTTTCTTTGAATATCTTCAAAGGTTTTTCCTTCTTGAACTTCTTCTTCGTCTTCATCAATATTTATTTCTATGCCTTTAAGTCCTGCTGCAAATTTTCTGTCTTCTGCTTTTTGCTTCTTAAAGGATTTCAATGTTTGTATTAGCTCTGGCATTGAAAGACTTTCTTCTAGTTCTTCATAATTCTTCCAGTTTCCTAAAAGAAATACTTCACCCTCTAAAGCGGCTAAATCTAGTTCTGACCAGCCAGAACCGCTGCCGCTAGTAGGTTTGGGTCATCCATCTTAATCCCACCGCATACTTCAAGGATGCGATTTATTGTGGGTACATCAAGTGCATCTTCTAATGCATCTCTATCTGCTACCAAATCTGGTAGTTGCTTTTTTAGTGCTACTGCTACTGCATCAATCAAAACATTTAGTGTTTCGGTTTCTGATGTTGAGTCTGCCGCACCCTGTAAAGCCTTCATAAAATCTCTAAGCTCTTTGATGCTTAGTGGCTTTAGCTTAACTGTTGAGCCGTCTTGCAGTGTAATCTCTTCTACACTATATACTGTATTTGCCAATTTAATCCTCCTAGGATCGTCTTAATTATTATAACATAAAGCATTTACCAGCACAACAATAAAGCCCCCATTTCTGGGGGCTTTATCTAGCTAAAATTAATTAGGCTGTTGTCCAAGTACGGTCAATGATCTTTCCGTATTCTGAACCTGTGTAACCTGCGTCTGGAAGCAAACGGAATGTTACTGGGAATGATGTTGGAGTATTACGTGCAAGTGAGAATTGTGACTGTTGTACAGACAATACACGACGTGCATAGTAAATACGCTCTGAGTTAGGCGTTACATCTGTTGGGGCTTGACCAACTGCTACTAGCTGACGCTCTGTTGGTGCAATACCAAGAGAACCTGCTTCAAGTCCAAGTGTTCTACCTGAATTTGTAAGAGTTGATTGTCCTTGTCCAAAGACTACTAGAACGTTCTCTAGTGTTCCTTCTGCCATTTCTGTTGCGATCATAACTTCCATCGCAGACTTAAATAGCTTTGCTGTATCAAGCAACTGGTCAACAGTTACTGAATCGTAAGTTGGGTTGTAAGTGATCTGAAGACCATTGTTTGTAAACCCTACGTTACGGTAAGCATTGTCTGTTACAGCTTGTGCTGCGTCAAGAGTTGTACGATATGAAGCTGAAGATGAGAAAGCTGGAACTCCATCTTTCTTACCTGCTGCAGCTACCTTAGCGATACCTGGCTCTTGGTTTTCAACATAACCTGTTACAGTTGAATCTGAATTCGAGATGTAGAGCGGTGATGCTCCCACAAGAATATTTTTGGCTGAGTTAAATGCCATTGTGTCTTACCTCCTGTTTTAAAAATATATATATATTGTTAAACTTTTTTGAAATCTTGGCTGGCTAGGCCTTTCCTCTAAATCTAATTTTAGTGTATAATGCCCTAAAAGGCAAACTAGAGAAATCTGCCGTTTGAATCCACGTGCCTTGCGTATTTTACCTCAAGGACTACATCGGTTGATAGGAAGCCTGCTAGCTCCTCTGAAGGGGCTGTAGGGGATATGTCTGCAACAAATATGCTATAGAACTTAAACTTCTGAGATATGCCTGAATACAGGTTTGCGTCCCTTGCCGACTCATCCATTCTTCTATATAGATCCATCATTAAGTTTCTTATTTGATTAATCTCAGATACGTCTGTTGAGTATATTGTAAATAGAATTTGCTCACAGCATATTACCCAGTTGTCTTCGTAAGACATTCCTATCTTGTCATATACTATATGCTTCTTCCCGCTCAAAAACTGATTCATTTCTGGCTGTTGCTGTACTGGAATAATAGGAATTAGCTCTTCTCCTAAATTATCGCTGTAATAATCTGAAGCCTGAAATAAACTATTAGACTTTAATTGGCTCCACAGGTGCTTGCGTAGATCAAGCATTACATCATAATTATAATCCGTTGGCATCTGAACCTCCAAAAGCTGCTGCTAGTGCTGAGCCAGCCTGCAGATTTAATGTATTTGGTGAAAAAGAGTATTTAACTTTTTTAACATCTACTGGTAATTTCATTGCTTTGGTAATAGATGAATTAAATATTTGTTGAAATTTTGAATTCTTAATTGATAGGTTTACTAGGTTGCCAGTAAAGAATTGAGCATAGGCTATCTTGTACCTGCCAGTTGCCTTGCCGCCTCCTGGCTTTTTAACTGTTACAGGCATACCTTTAGGCATTCTAATAACGACCCCATCCATCTCGAACACAAGTCTTTCTGCATTCTTAGGTCTTATTACTAATGGCATTCCAGCTTCCATGACGGAAGCTTTGTTTGTAAACACATGCCTTGCCTTACCAAAATTTGTTGGGACCATAGACTTAGAAGGTTTAAATTCAGAAGAGATCTTAAAAGAAAGGCCGTCAGTTCCTACTACTTTTAAATCAAACAGTCTTGCTGAAGGTGTTCCAACCTTTTTCCATTCATAAACATGGTGTAATGTTTTAGGGTTTGTTCTGGACTGAGAGTCTACATAATTTCCAAAGTCTTTTTTTATTTGATTAAATAGTATGCTTTGAAATTTTGATTGAAATTGTTTATTAGTTGTAACCTTTGAGATAACTGATGCCTGATAATATATAGCTGCTGATATTTGAGCAACTGTGCTATCCTGCAAAACTGCGCCTTTAGTTCCGCCCATGTTTTTTTGTAACCCACTGGCTGCTTTAACTAATACGGCACTAGTATCCAATCGTCTGGTTCTCCGATCTCTTTACAGATGTGTTGTATCCTACGACTGTGCCAAATGGGTCTGTCATTGGTGTTGAACCCATTACTTCAAAAACTGTTGGGGTGTCTGTAGGAAAATTTGCTTCAGCCCATATTGTGTTGCCTGATGAATCACATATGTTTGTAATCTTTTCACGCAGTGTAACTTTATCTGTTGTTCTTAATTGTAATATTTCATTATTAACGTATCGGCTTCCGATCACTTGCTTATCTCCTGTTACAGTAGATGCAGTGTTAGATATGGAACCCTTTGCATGGCAGGCCATTGTTCTATCGTACTGCCACTCTCTTTTCAGGGCCCCAGTGTTTGGGTCTTGATAATCTACTTGTTTATAGACATCCATCTTCATGGTTAAAACTGAATCTATAATGTTAAACATTAGATTACTACCATTTGATTAATTATATATGGCAATAGAATTTGGTCAACATAAACATTTCCTGTGCCTCTATATGTCTCGGCATTGTACTCAAACTTCCAGTCAAATGTTGATATGTTTTTGATGTATTTATCTCTCCAAACTTTATCCTTTGAGAAATAATCTTTCATAAGCTCAATTGCTGCAAGCTCTACTTCATCAGGAACACGTTCCCATCCGTATCTGCCAGCAACTCTATACACAGAGTCTTTTCCAAATGCTCCACCTGTAGAGTAATTAATTGATGGGGGAACCATTCCATTTGCTACATAAACAGTATTGTCTAGCATGGTAGCCTTGTTAACCCTTATACCAAACCCGCTTTCAGATATGATGGTGTCATAGTTCCAGTTATTTACATTATTAATGTTATCTAAAAGTAGTATGTCATTCTCATACAATTTGTGTAGGTCTGCTAGTTTAAATGGTAGCGGCAAAACATCTGCTCCTGCCCCGTACACAGTATGCAGATCGTCATACAAGCTAAATACTTGGCCAGTGTAGTTTTCAATTATCTTTCTGGCATATCTTTCAGCTTCAGCAATTTCAAAATAAGACTTATAGTTTGGATCAGACGGGTCAGAGCCTAATTTCAAAACGTCTCCTGCTTGTGTAATATCAACATACGGAGTAACTACAAAAAGCTTATGCTCTTTTGTAATAGCAGTTCCTTCGACTGAATATTGCCATACAAGATTAAGTTGTTTATTTCTATTTGTTAATGAGTGTGGAGGGTACACTTCGTAAACACCTATGTCTGTTTCCAACTTTGTTGGAGTAAGTGTTGTAATAAGTGTACCTGGGTTAATAGCAGGAGTTATTGCTGGGTCCTCTGTTATGTCATATACCCGAACAACAGGAAGGGCATCAGCATCTTTTGGAGAGCCTTTCCAATAAACCTTGTGCTTTACTGGCGAGTTTGTACCTACTAATATCTCCATTTAATAAAGGTTAAGCGTAGTAATCCTGAACTTCTTTAGGGGTTGCTATGCGGAAACCTTCCTCCTTGTCAAAAATTTTCTGAGCATCTTCTTCTGTCATTGCAACAAAAGGGTGCTCTTTTGTAAACGTAAATCCGACTATGTCGTATCTATAATTTTCTCTTGTCATTCTTACTAGAACTGTATCCTCTGGCTTATCTGACTTTGGATCAAATCTAGGAAGTATCTCTTCCGTTTCAGCAAACTCTTCAGCTGCCTCTTCAACATCTTTAATTGTCTTTTGGTATACAGACCAAGTCACGCCTTCTTCGGCAAGAGTGGCAATAATGTCTGCCTTATTTTTAATTCCATCAGTATCAACTGCAAAGTCTTCTGCAATCTTTCTGAGTTCTGCAACTTTTAATGTCTCAAATGACATATTTTCTCCTTTGTTAGGTTCTTCAATTATAGCATTGTTAAATTAAAATGAAAAGCCCCCAAAATTAATTGGGGGCCTTTCTTGGGTTAATTCTAATTAAGAAGCAACCTTAACGTTCTTTACGACTACCCAAGCGTCAGCTTGTTCGATTTGGACGCCAACACGTGTGTACATTGTGTACTCGATTGAGTCCTTACGTGGCCAGAAGAAACGGTAAACAGTTACATCACGCTTGATACCAATAACTACGTTATTTGGGAATGTCAAGTGGATATCTCCATGTGAACCAGTTTGTCCTGAGTAATCTCCAGCTTGTGTCTCTGGAAGAAGTGGAACTTCAACAATCGGAATACCGAATGCGAATGGTGCCACATATCCTGCAGGTCCACCTAGTGGTGCAACTCCACCACGGATAACGCTTGAAGCGATATCTTGTGGAATTGTTTGGTTTGTTCCAATGCTGTTAGCATATAGGAA